TTCAGCATCTTTATCCCGGACACATCCGTAAAATCCTGATCCGTTTTTGTATCCACGGTTTTGCTCAGCGCTTTCTTCTGTTCCGGAGTTATACCGGTAGGAGCACCACTGGTCGCGGCAAAAAACCCACTTCCCGAAATAATCAATGGCGTTCCTGTTTTGGAATATAATATATCCATAATTCTATAAAATTACGTGCATTTGGTTATACATTAAAAAATTATCAATCCCCACCGGATATACATGATCTATAGGGTTTCCTAATTTATCACAAGGTTGAATACCACGCATTCTGCTTTTCTTCACATTCCATGGTAAACCACAGGAAAATGCCAACGGAAAAAAATGCAAATTACCTGAATTAGAAACAAACTTTACAGAAAACAATATCCTGTTACCATTAGGGAGCCTGCGGATATCCATTTCCTGTAGCATTACATTACGGCGTATATGTGTTGGTACAGATCGCATTAGTGAAATTTTTTATCAAACGTTTTTGCAAATACGCGTATTTTTTTAAATGAATTATAAGTAGATTTCAGCTTATTAGCTTTCGAATACCTATATTTGAACGTTACAGATTTCAATTCATCCTTCCGGCTCGAATCCTTGAACTCTTCCTCCAGAATGGTTACCTTCTGCAGTCCGGATCCATCTATCACACACACATCGTCTGAGTTAAGCATATCTTCTATTACTTCCACATCCTTAGCCGTTATATAACCTGAATTAATATCAATAGCATTTTCCATTTCGCGACTGAAATCAATCTTTTCAGAATTAAAAACACCATATTCACGAATCCATTTCCGTTGACTGATCTCATCTCCAGTGCAGGTAAATGTCTCCTGGGCGCCAAAGCAATTGCGGAACATAAATGTTTTTTCAAACTGCCAGTTTCGTTTCGAAACTACAAATTGAATAATTGAATCCTCAGAGGTATAAACATTATAATAAATTAGTTTTGAAACTGGTTGATTTATCAAATCAGCAATTACAGAAGGAGATACATCAACTGCATATGTTTTTTCATTACTGGCCAATGTTACCAAGTTAAGTGTTATACTCTGATCCACAATTTCACCCATATACATAGCGTATATTTTTACAGTCGATCCACCCCAAAATGAAATAAACTCTTTACGACCGGGAGCTGTATTCTTCTTAGTTGTACGGCTTAGTGGTATCTTTTTAAGTAATTCCACATTCAATGTCGACGAAAAATCAACGTATGTAGGATAAATATGCACATACTTACTAATAGTTTCCTGTTCGGCATCACAATCAATGCTAATGAGAAACAAAATTTCATTCGAATCCTCACCTGTAGCAGTAAGCATTTCCCCTGGTTCGTAATACAGCAAAGCCAATTCTCCAATATTTTTAATAATAATATTTTCGCTACTGTCAGGCGTATATTTTTCAGAAAGTATAACCGTATCTGCATGAGAAACTGATAAAATAACTTCGTGTGTAACATTCGAAATTATTATATCACCATACTCAGCACTCAGGCCACTCGAAGGAAAACGGTTTTCTATCATCATTAAAACAATTTAACGATGCAAATTTCGGAAGGAAAACACTATTTTAAAAGGACAAAAAAAGCTCCGCACTGCGATGTGCATTTCGTTTTTTTATTCATATTTGTAAAATGGAGAATTGAAGAATAAAAAAACGAAATGCACTAAAACACTTTCCAAAAATAAAAATTTACACAACATTTTATTTCGCACTCCCCGTAAATTTCAATTTTTGACCGCTTTCCCCCGGCGCGAAGCGACGGGGCGCGGGCACAACCCACCCCCTGTATTTTGGGGCTGTAGGCTGTTTCCGTGCGCTCTGTGCTTACTTTGTTGTCAAACTTAGATTTTCAATCATCGTTAATAGATGGGGATTTTTAGCCCCCATTTGCGTTAATAACGTTGTGTTCACATTTTTAATAATTCGGATTTCGTTTTTAGTGACTACCAATTTTACTAAATCACCCATTTCAAAACCGTTTTGTTTCAGGTAATTACCTGAAATTGTCAGGCTCTCAATATATCCGTTTTTCGGCTTTGCTGTTTTTCCAACTGTTATAATTTTTTCCATCTTACATCAAATTATAATTGTTATTCAGCACATCAAACAAAACCGCCGTTTGTGGTAATATATTCGGGATTTCCGTTGTGTGTGGTTTGTAAATGTGAGTTGCCATATTATATACATCCCATAAATTAATAATATTATGCTCCTGTTCATATCTCAAATAATTTTCTGTAAATATCGAAATTTGAGCCTGATTCAATGGGTAGTTATTTAGCTGCTGTTTAATATCTCCGATGCCGTTGTCATATGCAACCCGAATAGATGTTAACATTCCTATCAATTGCATAACATCCGATTTCTGACAAATGATACTTTTCATTTTTTCAATTACTCTCAAATCTCGCTCCTGATAATTTCCAAAATCACGAAGCCAATTGTCTACACTTTCAAAAATTTTGTCATTTGAAATTTTACCGCTTCCGTAATTTGTCACAATTTTTTCAGCTCCCAAAATACAAAGATTTCGACAAATTTTTACGGTCGTACCGAAAGCAACCTGCAAGCCTTCTTGATGGTAAGCGATGGCGATGTTGGTTGTCAATTCGTCCGTTTCTCCATCATGGATTCTGATGGTAGTGTACACACGTCTAAGGATGTGCGCTTCTGGTGCGTTTGCTCCGTGTGTTGCTGCCACCTGTGGAAGTATCGAAACTCCCGGATATTGTTTGCTGTTGTTATTCGCTGCAAAAATATCCTGAATATCATATTTTAAACCGCTTCTTTTACAAGCATTTAAAATATTATTAATTACCTGATAATGGTAAATATCACGGAGAGGATTTCCAAAAACATCATTTTCTTTATATGTGGCTTGTAGCGTTTCGATGTCAAGTTCTTGAATTTTAGCGATTTCAAAATTTAGAGTTTTCATATTATTTGTTATTATCAGGGTTATAAACTTGTAAATCAGAAAATAAAGCAACTAAAGGAAAAAATTTTATTTCCTTTTCTTCGCCCTCTTCGGTGATGGTTCTTGCGGTTTGTTTTCCCCAAAGATATAGAGCTTTAGCTCCTTGTTTTACTCTGTACCCTGCCGATGTCCACTGTTCGAAAGTTTTTAAAACCTCGTGTCCCTGTGCGCTGTATATAGCTTTAAGACCTGCGTTAATACTCTCAATTGCTCCGCTCTCCTTTAGTTCTGTGAGCGGTTGGGATATTTTCTTTAAATATTCCCTTTTTTCTTGGATGGTTGAATTGTTATTCATATTTTTGTGATGCTTAAAAATTAAATGTTAACAGACGTTTTGATTTTTGAACCCCCTTAAAAGTTCCCGCTTTTAAGGGGGTTTTTTGTTTTTAGGCGATTTCTCGCATTTCCTTTTCTACTCCTGCAATGGCTTCCGAAAATTCCTCTTTCCAAAACTCAATTAGTTTGCCGATGGTTTTGGGGCTGTTACTCTCAAAAGTAAAATTCATTGCATCTTTTACCTTAACCGATGCCGTTTCATGGTCGTGACTAATTACAAAATCTTCTACCCTGTGAAGTTTATCAATTAAATCATCGTACTTCCTTGATAATTTAGTTAACTTCTCCGCTTTTCGCTTGATGTCCTCGATGGTTGGCTGTGCGATGGCTGTCGGTTCTTTCACCTGTTCGGGTGCGATGGCTGTCGGTTGTTCTGCCTGTTCCTGGTCGATGGGTTCTGATTGTACATCTTCCGCTTTTTCCTGTAATTTACTTGCTCCCGTGTCGGGTTTCACTACTAATAAATGACTTTTTAAAAAGTCGTTGCTTTGCGCTTTTAACGCAGTTCCATTTTTACTCATTTTGCTTAAAAATTAAATTGTTAATAAATTGATTTTATGTTGACAAATAATGTCCAAAATTTCAAAGATGCTGAAATCAGCCTATTATGTTAAAATGACTGTATAATGATTGCCATTTCGATATACAAATATACAAAAATAATTTGAATTACAATAATTATATATCTGTATATCAGCATTTTAAATATGCAAAATCAATACATAACAATAAAACACCTATTAAAAACAACACAAATAATTCACGTTTGATATAAATTATTTTTTAGTGTTCGAACTTAAAAACTCGATTATTTTTCGAAATACAAAAGCAGTGAAAGTCAAATAAAATACAATATCTTAAAAATCATTAAAATAAAATTATTTATTTGTCGCTCAAATCTATAAATGTCTTCAATCTTTGCAACTTCGTTGCAAAAAACGTCGTTCAGACCCCCCGCGCCCTATGGCTCACGGCACGGAAAAGCGCACGATTTTAAGGATATATGACAGTGCCACCCCCAATGGGGGGCAGTCCTATACACGAAAGAAATCCTTTGAGTGTATTTCAGTCCATAGACTGAATAATAATCGCACATTGCTTATTCAATTGCTCCGAAGCGATAGCAATTGAATGTGCAATGACATTGTGCGATTACAATTGAATGTAATTGAATTGTGAGGTTTAAAAACGAGGGTCAACGAATGTAACACCTCTCTTGAGTAGAGAGTTGTACTTAGTCCAGATACGTTTATCTACAGCATCACCGAAGTGTGTTGCTTCTTCGGGCAGTACAGAAGTGCGTGCTTCGCTCTTCTTGTCTTTCTCAAACTGTCCGTTAGTTTTCTGATTAACAGATGTATTGTTCATAGATATCAATGTATACTTACATCGCGTGCCATTGAAACGCTTCTTGGGTAATCCCGGAAGTGTTTCGTTAAGCAGGTAGCGCCATAGCAAATACTTATCGTTATGTGGTGGTTCTTTGCCAGGATGGCGACGAACATCCACATTCCATTTGTTTTTAGTTAATCGTTCAATAGCCAATTGGTTGTATGTCTTCTTACTGTTGGCGTGCCTGATATCGCCATATGTATCAACAGTGTATATCAATCGTCTGTTCTTATGATATCGATAGTAATTAGAGAATTCATCCATCAGGGCGTTGATCATTGTATCAGGATGATCGTCTGGCTTTACATAGAACTCGTTGATATTATTATCACACTTTTGTATAAGTCCTGTTACGAAGTCGAACATGCGTTCCTGAGCAACTTCAATAAGTGATATCTTACTTCCCCAGTCGGCTGTTATTTCAAGCGGTGCGTTTTGATCACAATCGGAATCGTATAACGAATGACGCTTTTGCAGCTCACTCCAATTGAATTCGTTATTATCGGCCAATCCACGTATATAATCGTCGTTATCAGCTTTGTAGTAAACATGGCGCTCATCTACTGAGTAATAGCAATCGGTTACTTTGTCGATGTAATAATTCAGGATCTCAATCATAAACGTAACAATGTCCATTACCTGGTACATTTTGCTAATGTATGAGAATCCTACATTGTGAATATTATCGAACGCATTCGAGAGCATGAATAAAACACCATCATTTGACACAAACGGAGTGATTTGCTTTCGCAATCGTTTCGTTTCGTGCCAAAGTTCAATGGCTAATCGTTCATCGCTCTCAAGCTTCGCCTTAACAAGTTGAAGCTGTAGATTAACGATTTTATTCCATATTTCAAATATCCGGATTCCGGCTTCTTCTTCGTAGTAGTTCCCGAAGTTAGTCAACCATTTATGTTCCGGAAGATAACCCATTGATGATGTAAATGTGCTACCATGATGTTTTTCTAATTTTGGTTTACCATCTTTACGTTTAAATCCCCAAATTTCTTCATTTCCACGGTTTGTAGCAGCTGCTTCCTGATCATACTTCACTTTATCCAAGGTAAGTCCTTCGTCGGTTATGTTATAGTCCACATTTGGACCACGGGCACCGGCTGCCTGAGAAAGTAAATATAATGAATGACCATTACTGAATGTAATCATATTATCATAACTCATTACTCTTTCGAATGGAGTATAAAATGAGTCCGGAGGACGACGACAGATTACGTAATCACCAGTTTTTGTTTTTTCATCCCATTTTTTATATCCAATTTCTTCCAAGTATTTGAATGAGGATGGTAATGTTTTAGTGAGTGCCTGGCCGAGTGTTGCTTGAGTAATAGAAGTAATGCCACGGGGCATGATACGGACGTTCTCATCTATCTCATCTCCATTGATAAATGATTTACCTGTACCACGCCCAGCTACATAAGATTTTAGCTTTGCCGGCATTAGCTTAGCTGTGAGCTGGAAGGAATTAAGCGATATGTTTTCTTCGTAGAAATCTTCCATTAGGTATTTAAAATTTCTGCTACTTGTTCGTCGGTTTCCGCATTGCTAGTAAGTGCTTCCACTACTGTACGTATTTCGGACTTATCCAATCCTTTTATTTTATTCAGATCCATGTTGACTATAGTACCATTGTTATTCAATTGAATATAGAACACATTTTTCTCCATGCGTTTAGGATCTTCTTCCATAGCAACCTTTTCGCCTATCACCAATTTAAGCGCTTTATGCGCTGCAATTCGGTTTTTTTCGTCTCCCTTCAGTTTACACTTCCGGATCGTTTCAACCAAATCTTTAATCTGCCATGTTTGCCAAAAATCCCAGTCGAATGTCTGATA